CATCGTGCCGTTCTTCAACGCACGTATCCAAGGCTTGGATGTTCTGTACCGCTCCGGTTGGGGTGAGATGGCAACCGAGAATGCTGACACCATGAAGAAGGCGTTTGCCGCTCGTGCACTGACTCTCATGGGTCTGTCGATGATGTACTGGTACTTGGTTTCCGATGACAAGGAGTACAAGAAACTCAGCAAAGAAGAGCGTGACAACTACTGGATTGTTCCCGCTTTCGAGGTCAACGGCAAACCTTTCCGCTTCCCAATCCCATTCGAACTTGGCGTGGTGTTCAAGGTTCTGCCTGAGCGTGTGCTTGAGACCGCCTTTGGTACTGACACAGGCAAGGACTTGAAAGAGTCTATGGTGCGCAACGCCATGAGCACCTTGCAGTTCAATCCAATCCCACAGGCGTTCTTGCCAATCGTTGAGAACGTGGCGAACTACTCATTCTTCACTGGCGAACCAATCGTCGGTCGAGGCATGGAGGATGTTGCTCCTCGCTTCCAAGTCAATCAAGGTACGTCCGTGATTGCGAAGCAGTTGGGTGAGTCATTGAACTACTCGCCAATCAAGATTGACAACTTCATCCGTGGCTACACAGGCACGATGGGAACCTATGCGGTTCAGTTGCTTGACTCCATCTTCACCACCCAAGGTCAACCCGTCAAAGCCACCACACGGCTTGAGCAGTTGCCAGTCATCAAGCGGTTCTTTGCAGGTGACTCGGGTACTGTGTCTGCGTACTACGACCTCAAGGGTGAGGTGGATGAAATCACCCGCACCATGAACGTCCTAGAGCGCACTGGCAACGGCAATGACTTGAAAGAGTACCTTGCACAAAACGGTAAGTTGTATGGCTTGAAACAGTACGTCCACGTACTCGACCAAAACATGAAGCAAATCCGTCAGGCTCGCATGGCAATCAACAACTCCACCACAATGGATGCCGATGCCAAGCGAGAAGCACTGGACAAACTACATGATGCGGAAGTCGCAATGACTATGCGCACCAAGGAAATCAGGAAGCAGTTCGAGTGACGTTTAAACGGCGTAACTCTTCTGCTTTCTCCCTGACCTGCTTCAGCAGTTCCATTTCAGTACCGTAGCGTTTCTCGAACTCCGCTTTCCACGGATGTCGGGAAACGACTATCTCGTTCCTGACACCAAGGCGGTGATGCGAAGGACAAAGCGGCAAGGTGTGGAAGTCATCAATTCGTTTACCCGCATGCAAGATGTGGTGGATGTCTGGCTCAGACTTAACGCCCATAGTGTTTAAACAGCAGATGCAACCCATGTCTTGCAACAGCAGGAACCACTCTTTACGTTTGTCCATTTACGACCTCCTTGCGCCAAGCCTTTAAAAGAACCTCGTTGTTCAGACGAAGTTCCTCGTTCTCTTCCTTGAGTTTGACCCACGCCTCATAAGCCTCATTCGCAAACGACTCAAGGTTCTTGCGTTCCCATGTTGAGAAGTCCGGCATATCAATGTACCGCAATGAGGACAAGGGCAAACACCAACCAAAAGGCAACTACGAAGTACAGACGCTTATCCATTGACCGTCCCCAATCTTGGGTATGGTGACCCCTCGGGCTTAGAGAATGCGGCTTCATCAATCTTGTATTCGGGGATGGCGATGCGCATGCGAATCTTGTGCAACTTGGTCTTCTCTTCAAAGAAGCGAAGCGACTGTGTTTCCCAATCCCAATCCACACCCTCGGGTACATCAATCGGCGGCAAGTTCTCGTCTCCACTTAAATTCGCAGGGACTTTAAACGCCCAGTACCGATTCACTGGTTCTTTCTTCAACTCAATTCGCAAGTCTGTGCGGTCTTCAATTTGCTCTGCCGTCATGTAGGTCTTTCCCCATTTTGTTATTTCTACTGTTGAGAACTCAGGCTTCGAACGCCAAATCAACATCTTCTTTTCTTTGCCTTCCGAGATTTTCTCAAACTCGTTAAGGCAGAACTTAACTAACTGCGCCTCAGCATCCTTTGCCTCGCCGCCTTCAACCGCATATCCAATCGTTTGATAAGTGATGCGGATGAGTTCTTTCTCTTTGTCACGCACCGCTTGGAATGCGTTGGGTGTCAGCCACTGATGCGCCGCCAACATATCCGTCCATTGCATGAACGCCGCCTCCTCACCTATCTTGCATTTAAACATCGCTTCAAGCGCCCCGGTGAGTCCTTCGACCGTGTAAACGGCGCTCGCTTGCCCCGGAATGCTGGTTGGTAAAACGATGGATGGCATCGCCAGTGATGCGGCTCCAACAGATATTGCCTTTAAAAAACTTCTGCGTTCCATGTCAGTCTCCTATTCCAAGGTAAGTTTGAAGTGCGTCTGCGAACTCGTAGACGAAGGTATCGGGATTCAGTTGACTGTACGGCGGGTACAAGGTAGTCCAAATGTGGAGCACCTCCGCTTTGGTCAACCGCTTTGGCTGGTCAGTGGTAGAGAGTTTAAACACTGCAAGTGCGCTGGCTGGTACGGTGAATGAGATGTTCTCCGTCTCATGGTGCTTCATTGATTGCTCTCGCTCAATGCGGTCGAACTCTTCATCTTCTGCTTCTTTGAATGTCATGTGTTCTTCTCCTTGAGTTTGGATTCAATGGCTCGGGCAAAAGTTGTGTCAGTCCAAGGTGCAGTCCAATCCCGTTTGTAACGAACGCTGTTTATTTCCTCATCCGTCAACCCAACCCATTCACGCTTTGGTTCTCCGTTGAATGCGGCATCCCAATCAAACTCATCAATGGCTTTTTGCAAATATGCAAGCCACTCCTTTTTGGTCATCGGTTTTGCGCTCATGTCTTCTCCTTAACGATGACGGGTCTTGCTTTACCCGCCGCCACGATTTTGTTTACAAGGTCTTCTGCCTTCTCAATGTCAATCACAGTCGCCTCTTCCATCTGAGCGTCATGGATTGCCATAGCCTGATTGATGGCGGTCAGTTGCGCACCCGTGGCGATGAAACGGTAGCCCCGCTCCACACCCTTCTGTGCCAGTTCGTAAAGAGCGTTTTGCCCATCACGCAACTCCTGTCGCCAATCAGAACCCTTGCCATTGATTGCCAGAGCCTCTGCCATGTTTAAAGCACCTATGAGAATGTCAATGTCGTGCTTTTCTGCTTGTCCCCTGCGTACTGATTCCAGTGCCACGTGGTTCTTGAGTTGAACGTTTGTAAGCACACCGTCCAGTTCACGCACTGGTTGCAACCCACGCAAGACAAAGTCCACGGGGTTGACCAAGTTCCGCTTCGGTCTGTACTTACTTCTCTTTCTCATCTTTCGCCTTGAATGTGTATGCGTTGTAGCCAACCGCCCAACACAAAAGAATCCCTGATGCGGCACACACATACGGGTTCTCCCATACCCATGTGCCAAGTTCCAAGCCTGTTATCCCAACGAGCATTGCAACGGTTACGAGCCTCATGTCTTTCTCCCAAACTCAGGATTCAACTTGTCCCGTGTCACAGAGTAGTAGGGCTTCTTCACCCCATCCACAATGTTTTCCGGTCTGATGAACGCCTTACGGTTTATCCATCCCACAATGTCAGCGCCGCCCGACTGCAACTCACACAAAACGTACAAGTCAAAGTTCTTGTCGGCTGATGTCAATGTGGCGTTTAAATTGCCACCCTTCTTGCGAGTGGTCTTCACGTCAACGGTCTTGCCGTGGTAGGTGACGAGGTCTGCACCCCAGTCACGTAGGTCAGTGTCCAAACTGAAGTGCGAGTTCAAATGCTTGGCGACACAGTACTCCCCAATCACCCCGTCAATCACGATGTCAAGCGGATTCATGGTTGATTGAATCTGCTCTTCACATGCTCGACTGGTGGTGTGGTAACGCATCGTGCCAACGAATTGGCAGATGCGAAACTCCGAGTTGGATAGGTCGATACGCATTTAAACGCTCAGTCCCGTTTGTTCAGCGAGTTGAAACGACTGTTGCAATACCAATTGAAGAACACGATGAAGGCGGCAAGTCCTGTCACCACGAGTCCAATGAATGCAAAGCCAAGCACCAAGAAGATGAGGAACGCATCAATCATCGTCTGCTCCTTTGCGTTTGTAATGACGCTTGGGTTTGATGGCGGCAATGCCACCCTCTTCCGCAAGCATCCTCTTTGCCATGTCCTTTGACATGTCGGGGATGTCTTCGAGGTGTTCGCCGCTGATGATGAACCCCATCATGGCGAACCCTGTGTAGAGCATCTCAAGGTGTTCCTTGTCTTGCTCAGTCATCAATGAATGTCCTTCAGAACTTGCTTTAAACGGCGCTCCGCTTTCCCGTAAGATTTGCGGAATGCGTACATAGCCTTTTCCTCTTCCACTCCTGCCTCGACTGCAATGGCGGCAAGCACCATGCTGACGGCGGCAAGGATGGTCTGCGTATCCAAGTCAGCCTTGGGAGCCAAGAACTGAAATATCTCAATTGCCAATGCCTTTGATGCGTCTTCTGTCATATCACTTCCCCAAGTTGATGAATGGTGTTGAGTTGGTCAGTTGAGTCACTGGCAACTTGCCGTCCCACTTCTCAATCGCTTTGAGTTGCACATACGATGCACCGCCCTGAGAGTTGATAGCCGCAGTCTCGATGGCGATGGCTTTGGCTTTACCTTCCGCACGAGCGATGGCTTGCTTGGCTTCCACCTCAATACGGGCAAGGTCTTGCTCGGCTTGCAGTTTGCTTTGCGTT